TGAAGACACCTATCTCTGATTTAGTTGAAGAGGAGACTGGTAATGCCAACAAACATGGACCCCCACAGTTTCATCGGTGGAAAATGTGGCAGGCTTCATTAGAACACTCAGCGAATCCTGGTATTGGAGTTGAACCTACCCTTATTGATCGGGCTGTTGTTGATTATTGTGGCGGTTTGACTGAGGTTTTAAATTCTGATGACTTTAATGAAATGGTCAAATCAGAACTGAAGCCTCTTACCCAAATGGAAACGTTGTGTGGTCGTGATGGAGTGCGATTCATTGATGCTATGAAGCGTGGCACTTCCAAGGGATTTCCGTTGACAGGACCTAAGAGAGAATGGATATATTTCTTGGATCCTGAAGATTACCCTGACCATGCTTGTCCTGCTGAATGTGATCAGCAGATTATTGATGAATTTGAGAAAATGCGTGAAATGTTGAGAAGTGGTGAACGTTGTTATGCAATCTTTAAGGCTTGTGTCAAGGATGAGCCTACTAAGATTGGAAAGGACAAAGTTCGCGTTTTTCAGGCTGCGGATTGGGCATTTCAAATGCTTGTTCGCATGTATTTCTTGCCTTTAGCTCGTATTCTTTCATTGTTCCCCTTGGTGTCTGAGTGTGCTGTTGGAGTCAACGCACAAGGCCCCGAGTGGAACGATTTGGCAGTTCATATGCGCAAATTTGGACTTGATCGTATTCTTGCTGGTGATTACAGTAAGTACGATCTGCGTATGCCTGCCTCTTTGATCATTGCTGCTTTTAAGGTTTTGGTTAATATCGCAGAGGAATGTGGACAGTATTCTAGTGATGATATTATGATCATGAAGGGTATCTGCACAGAGATTGCTTTTTCTTGTCTAGCCTACAATGGTGATATTATTATTCATCGTGGTTCAAATCCTTCGGGACAGAACCTTACTGTTTACATCAACTGCATTGTTAATTCTCTTTTGCTGCGTTGTGCTTATTACCACATGTATCCAGTAGAGAATGGCAATCCAGAACCTTTTAGGCAGAATGTCG